TCATCCCACTCTGGGCCTTGAGCATTTACACCCACGGCACATTCGGAATCTAAAGGAAACAATGACAGCATGCGTGCTATTGGCAGAAAATATTTTCTGATTAACATTTGACCTGCCCAGTCAGCAGCTTGGAAGACTCTAACTTTATCCTTAATTAATGGGGTTGCTTCGTCTTTTACACAAGCTTTGAAAAGGAAATAACATCTATCGCCATTAAGTAGAGTCACTTCCATTGCTCTCATCTCGTTCATAATTGCGGGATGGGCTTCAGCAGGGCACTGAAATCCAGGGTAGTCTGCAGGGTCCAGGAAAATAATCCAATCTCTCTTGGGACCGGATAAAGGCTCACCTTTAGAAGTCTGTTTAGGCATGGCATCAATAAAGCGCTTACCATCTTTACCGCACAGAGTTTGCATGTCAGTCATCGGACACAATTCAGAAAAGACCCATGCTTTGAACTTGTCAAGCTTTAGTGTTTTCACGATACCATCAACGTAATCGCGGTAAGCTAGTTCTACAAGGGATCCCTCAACCCCAGGACTGGGATTGGCAGAATGAGCTAAAGATGCTTGCCACATTCTGGTTCTATGAAATTTAGGAGGTCCAAATTCATTTTTTACTCCAGTAACTTCGGCAACTGCATCCGAAATAGGTGTTTTACGCACCTTACTCTTGGTATGAGTCACTCGACGTCCATTTTGCCCTAAATACTCCACATTGCTTCCCAGAGGAAGGTAGTTAATGGGAGAATTCGGATGGATATCTTGTGTAACTAAAACTTGTCTGTCATATCGGGTTACAGGGAATTCGCCATTTACAGTGGAAGGAAAAGCTCCCAGCCATGTATTGGTAGCAATGTCCCAGGCTTCATCAATTTCATCCTTAGTTATAGTTAACGCTTTACCCTTAGGAGTATCTGTAACACCACGTAAATGCAGACCAGCAATACAAGTTCTAGCAAATCTAGCTACTACTACACCCATACACAATCCTGTAAAAGTATTATATGGTAAATCATAATCATATCCAGGCCCACCAGACTTGGAATCCTTAGTATAAGCAATACGAATAGGATCAGACTTCATGGAACCATCGGCTTCCTTATAAAGAAAATGCCCAGAACCAGAAGCCGTAATAGCCTGTGGAAACAAATGGCGGATGTCAGCAAAGACTCCACCGGAAGCAATATTAACAAGACACAAATCTTTTCCTTTAATGGGAACCATGTAATTGGCACTCACGATAGCTCTGAATTGAGAATTAAGCTGACGTGGATCTCTGCGAGTTATTAAAGCTTTCATATCTTTTCGATTTTCAAAAACATGCAATGGCATCAAAAATGTATTGCCTCCTAGAGCCAAAATATTACACTTTTGCTGAAAATTGTTTTCTACAAAGACCCCATGACACAAATTAGCCTCAATTTTAGAGAGAACTTGCTCAAAGGTCATAGTAGCAGATCTGTCATTGACATGCAATGTGGCGGCCACTGCCGTAGCCCAAGGATTTTCCTCCTTATCTCTAGCTTCGATTTCGGCAACATTTTCTGGAACCAGCGCTGATTGTTGTAGTGCAACGGCTGTCCTTAGAACACTAGTAAACTTGTAAATAACACCAGCGATGGCGCACATACTAATAAACATTTTAGTCTTACTTTCGCGAATCGATCTAAAAATTTCCATAGTCGCATCTCTACGAGCCAAAAGATCATTCATACGATCATTCCTCCATTTAGCCAACAATCCTCCATACATGAGGGCATGCGAGCTTAATAAAACTCCACCACACACAAATGAATGGATACAATCTAAAAAATAACACACTGCAAACATTAAAGTGAATGATAATCCAACTACCTTGCGAACGCGCTTTTCGTATAAAAGGAAAGTCCTAATATTAATAAGCATGTAAATAGTAGAAATTAATCTGTTTGTAAAACACCATGTGGGAACCTTTCCTAAAAAATTGGATAATCCAGCTCCCATGGAATCAAATTGCCTTCTAAGAAAGTCAAAAGTTTCTTCGAGCGATGCTTGATTTTCATCCTGCTCCTCCCGCATTGTTTCAACATACAGACCCGAAAACAATGGGAAACAGCTGACAGGAATCTTATCTCTAATCTGTTCGAGTGCTTGTAGATAATCCACATCATCAGTGGTGTCATCGGAATTGTTACTATTATTATCTTCGTTTTCCTCAGTTTGCGAACAATCACAGCCAGCAGCAGAAGGGAAGTAACATACCGGACAGTGGGCGTTAGATGCTTTCTTCTTAGCCAACGCTACACGCCAACCACATTTCTGACTATCATCTTCATCGTCACTGTCATCGTCACTATCACTATCGTACTTAGCGACTTCCAACGGAGGCATGGAAGGATCGATATCATCATCGTTGTCCTTGTCATCATCACTATCACTATCGTGCTTAACGACTTCCAACGAAGGCATGGAAGGATCGATATCATCATCGTCGTCCTCAACAGTTTCCTCAACTTTGATACATTCACAATACATAGCAGCCAAGCAGCAGGTAGGGCAATATTTGC